CGCCTGTGCCGCATCAAAATCGGGAGCAACTAAAATAGCCATGCCCGAAGGAATGTTATCTAGTGAACCATCTACCTCGTATGCCTGCGATACTTTGGTAGAATCAGGAGCAACCGATTTAACATCTTCAAATACGATGATACCAAACGGCTCATGCACAGCACGAACATTCGGCTTTGTTTTGTTTTTGTCAAAAGACTTCTTGTCTTTAAACTTGACAGCATTTATTTTCATTTGTTGGGATTTACACTGCTCAATAGTTGATCTAACTCCAGCACCAATTCCGCTTCATAATTTTTCACGCCACTCATTGACACGCCTACCTCGTTGAAGAACCCTTCAATGCTGTATCCGCGCACCTTGCCTTCCTTCACATCATTCCATACATGTTCTTCATCTACCTTAGTGCCAATAAACCATGTGCCATCGGGCAACTCAGGCAAACCAAGTTCAATGCTCTTGTCATTCTTGCCTTCCTTTATCCATGATTCAACAACGGTCACACCCGTGACTGGTATCTCGTGCTGCAAGTTGGTTGTGTGTTGCAGATTTTTTTTGAAAAACTGATGTGCAATTGCACTTACTGTTGCCTTTTCAAAGTACACATAATAAGGTTCACCCTTTTCGTCATAACGTAGTATCTCCTTATCCGGTATGAGTGCAGGGCCGTACAGCATTCTGCGTTCTTCATCCACTTTTGCAAGCTGCATCTTGCTTAATGCTATCCAGTTTTCTTCAATCGCAGGGCTATCTACTAAGCCCATTGCAGTAATACCCAAACGGCCTTCTTCATCAATAACACACTTAACTACTTTTCTTTTTTCCATGATTCAAAGTTATTTATATTTGTGAGGTTTCTATACATTCATTGTTTTTCAGGTTATGGTAGCCGTCCAAACGTGGGCGGCTTTCTTTTTATCCGATGCGTGCTAGGTCTGCAACATTCTCACGTACCTCTTGCGCACTGGCTACATCGCCCGCAAGTACATACGCACGTGGTGTAAGTTGTTCGGGTCTATCTTGTAGGAATGATGCAGCAAGTGGATTGAACTGCGCAGGCTGTGCGCCACCGCCGCCACCATCACCCGGCAGGCTTGGCGGATTTTCACTATTTGTTCCACCGGGTGTTCCACCACCTTGAAACTGCTGTTGTGCAATAGTGGCTACGTTTGCAATACCACCTGCAATAGCCGCAGCCGCTGCAATGAATGGTTGAGCAGGAAATAAGACGGTTGCAGGATTAGCCGCTGCGCTTGCAAAGATTGCGTTTGCTCCTTTGTAAGTGTCAACTGTTGCCTGCGCTATACTAACTGCCTTTTGTATTTTAAATGCAGCCTTTGCACGCTTCTCATCACCTTTGGCAAACAATGAAGCAAGATTACCTATTGCACCCAGTGTTTCAGAAGCCAATGCCAACTTTGAATCTTTGGTTTCTTGTTCTATAGCAAGTACCTTACGCTGCTTCTCTTTCTCGATTTGCTCAAGCATTGCAGCATCATTAGCATACAGCCTTTCCTTTTCTGCGTATTCGTTATTGAGTGCGTTTATTCTTGCCTGCGCATCACCACCTATATTCTCAAACTGCAAACGCTGCAACTCTACCTGCCTTGCAAAGGTTGCATCCTGAATGGCAATGGTATTAGTTGCTAAGTTTTGGTCTATTTCCTGTTTTTTCTGCGCATATGCTATCTCAGCATCTAACCTTGCCTGTGTGCCTGTGTTGTATTTTTCAATCTCTGCTTGTAGTGCGTCTAATGCAATAATCTTCTCTTGTTCAAGAACCGCACGCTGCGCATTAAGCCTTTCTAAGTCGTTTTTGATACTATCGGCAACAAACTTTTGTTCCGCTATTGCAAGTTCTGCATTGCTTTGTACTTGTGCCTTAGTTAATTCATTCAGTTCCTTATTAAGCGCAATTTCGTTTACAAGTTGTTCAGACTTTAAACCTGCAAGCTTAGCACGTACACCATCAACACCTGCTAAAGCTTGAGTCAATGCAACCTGATTGTCGATGGTTTGATTGTGGTTAAAAGTGGCTTGTGCTGCTGCAACTTGTGCTTGCGCTGCTGCCAATTCAGCTTTTTCTTGTTTTTCTAATACTTCACCTAATTTGGTATTAGCATCAATACGGTCTTGAATGCTTTTGCTTTCATCATCTCGCGTTTGCCTTAACAACTCCGCTTGCCTATCGTATTGTTCCGCTAATCGTGCTTGTTCGGCAGCAGCAAGCTTTGCGTTGTTTTGAAGTTGCACTAATGCTTCGTTAGCCTTATAAGTTTCGGTAACATAATTAGCAAAAGCAGTTGCACCTTCAACCACGGCATCAGTTACACGATCTACCGTGTCATTAACACCAGTCAATACATCAATCGATTCTTTACCTGCATTCTTGAATGATTCAAGTGCAGCATCAAATTCACCAGTAAAAAGGTTTTTAATACCTTCTGCAATAAATCCAAGCGTATCAAGAAACGAGTTAAATCGTTCAATCAGGTTCTCAACGATAGCATCACCAAAATCTTTTAAAGCTTGTACCGGGTCATTGAAGATTGCTTCAAAGTATTTTACTACTGTGCCTGCGTTTTCACTGATATAGGTAAACGCATCACGTATGATATCGGTAAACGTTCCAAATGCTGCGCTAAATGCATCCGCAATTGGTTGAGTTGATTGTATAACACTTTTGACCGTGTTAAATGCAGCAGTCAACAACGCTACTACACCTGTAGCTTTAGCAAGACTATTAAGGGTAGCACCTACTTTCTTGAATCCTGATTCCGCGCCCTTAGCATTTTCACCTAACTTCTTTGCGGACTTTGCAGAATCATCTAATTTCTCTTTAGCACTTCCTGCTTTGTCACCAATATCATCTAACGAATTTTTCGCTTTCTCAAAAGGTTCGGTCGGAAAAGTAACATCGTTAGGTAATTCCTTCAAATCACTGCCCAAATCTTTGACTTGTGCGTTTAAGTCTTTTAGATTTTGTTCGCTTTGATTTGTGTCTAAATTAAATGATTGCGATGCGCTGTTAATTGTTGCAGCGGTCGAATCAATTTGATTTGATAACTCTTTGAGGTTCTGCTCACTCTCACTGGTGTCGATTACGAAACTCCGAACAATAGGCTCTGCCATTAGTAGATAAGTTTAGATAGTAAATAAATCAGTCCGAAAAACAAGAAGGTGCGCCATACATACAGCGTCACAAACCATAAGGTACGTTGCCACGGGCGCAATGAGTACACGTGTTGTGGCATGGTCTTGATTCCGAGCTGCAAATAGCGCAATGAGTTTTTGATGTTGTCCATTATGATATTTTACTTTGTTGATATTGTAATGACGCTGTTGTTATGATATTCGCAGGAAACGTACCGCCACCACCTACGTTTAAAAATAGTCTATGTTGAGTTGCAACCGCAACATTAACACCAACAGTAAACGTGAATGCAGTTGTATTGACCGTGTTAAGTGCTGTGACTGCACTAACCGCTGCAACGCCGCCACTCTTTGACATGGCAAATGAGTATTGACCTGTGGCATAAGTACCTGCAGTGGTATCCCAAATAGTCACATTCAATAGGCAAGACCACAAGGTATCATTTGGCAGCTCGATGTGTTCATTTGTTATGCCTTCAACATAATAAAACGCATTGCCCGCTGCTGGATATGTATCCTTTCTATGCAAGATAACCGTTCCTGATTGCGCCCATCCCTTTTCCACGAAAGTACTACCATCGCGGTAACCACCACCCAAGTGAAAGCCGGGTAGATTGGTCGTAACATTTTTACCTAATAAATTGCTACCATTGACATTTTTGGTCAACTCCAAACGCTCACCAACAGCCAACATGTTTTTGTTGTTTACCTCAATGTCTACATTTTGACCATTAATCAATGAGTTCAGCACAGCCCTTGTTTGTTCGGCAGTTGGCAGTTCACGCACAGCAGGTGTGGTAGAATTGCCCGATATGTTATTAGGTCGCGTGTTGCCATTGGGTGTAAATGCCCAGCACACCGCATTAGTCTCATCCCAATTGTAACCATATCGCGTGCAGCAGTCTTGTGATGGTGCAACAGGTTCATCGTTTGCATCAACAAAGTTTACTACACCATTAGTTGAGATAGTAGAAGGTATAGCCGAGCAGTCCTCGGTATCCTCCAAAAACTTCAACAACTTAACCTTGGTGCTCTCATACATGCCAACCTTATAATCGGTTATCTCTATAATGCGCCAATAGCTATCCTGTATCCAAATCTTATCGCTAAATTGAAATGTAGCTATATCCTTTAACGATAACGCAAACGATGCTTCCATCATGCGTGCCTGAGGACTATAAAGCGAATTCATAAAGGTGCGCCAATACCCATTGAATAAGTTTTGGTACGGATTAGCATTGATTGCATAAGGTGGCACTTCAGGTGCCCAGTTCAAGTCGAAGTCATACAAATTAGCTATTACTTGGCTGTAATGATTTAAAACAGGCACACTCGTCACCGTTGGAAAACCAATGTTATCATTGAGCAATTCAATGTTTACAACGCCTGCTTCAAATAAACAGCGCATGCCCGGTTGTACAAATTCCAACTGCTCATTAATAAACATCGGAATAACTACCGTGCTACCATTGACAACACCACATGGAGTTGATTGCATAGTGAGTTGTATCTTCTGCTCACCAATGGCGAAATCACTTGGTAGTGTGTCGGGATTAACAGTGTAGCCTACGGCTTCGTAGTCACCATATACGCGCTTAACATTTTTGTACTGCTTGCTTATGATGTCTTCACCTGCCGTGTATGTAAATTGGAACTTTGCCTTTTGCAAATCCACCGTACTACTTATAACTACATCCTTTGAAATATCAAGCTTGCTTGTCCAGTCTAAGACATTCCCACTTCCAAGATAATTGTTTTGAGGCACGATGCTTATCTTATTTGGCACAGCCCTATCCGATACGATAATGCAGTTGTGCATCTTAATGATATCGGTTATCAAATCTATTTGCTTTACATCGGGCGCATTTAGATCATAGAAAATAGTTTGACCAAAGTGCAAGTCGGTTTGCACCAATTCCCAAATAGAAGTGTCAAGCGTACCATCACCTGCAACCAAAGTAACCGCACCATTTTCATTGCGTTTCATTTTTAGCTGAACAACACTCGCGGCATTAATGCCTATGCGCCACGTGAAGTCAATGATTTGATTATTGACCACATCGAAATTGTCCAAGAAGATTAGCACCCCATCGATGTCAAGAAAGTATGAGATGTTGTTGTTGCCTGTTAAGGTAAACTTGTTGCGGAAGCGAAAAGTATAAAACCCATCAGCAGGTGTGGTATACGTTGCAGTGCCAGGGGTAAAGTCACCGCTGTTATCGAATACCTCAGTATTCATGTTGATTAGCGTTGCGCTATTACCTAATGATGCTGAAGCATTGTTGTATACTCTAAAGAAAAGAGCATTAAAAGAATCACTTGCCACATTGGTTTTATTATTTAACCACGGCATGTAATAGGTAGACAGTATACTTAACAAAGAACCTGCAACCAATTCAAAGCCTGCGTCTTTTAGTATTTGCTCAAAGAGATAGTCATAGCGCACCGCTGGCGTTAGGTCGGCAGGGTATACGGGATTATCAAAGTCAAAAAGACTACGTGTATTCAATTCGTTTGTTTCACTCCATAACTCACCACGCTCAAGCAGTGTCCAAATACGTTCGTTGGTTGCGTCAGTTACGTTATCGTAATTGATTACCTCATTAAGACTTGGCAAGTCAGTTATATCCTTTAGCTTCTTTTCACCAATATTGCGTACAAGGTCAGGCGTTTCAGCATAGAACGCAAGCTCAACCTCGCTAATGCGGTTCATGGTCTTGTATACCTTGCGCACACGAATGTAACCCGTAGCAATGGGCAAGGTATCTACGCGTATTTCAGCAGGTAACTTGTAATGAAAATAGTTTTCTGTGCCTGCTTCTACGTTAACATCAAACAGCGCACCTAATGCCTTTTGATTTTTATCACTGAATGGCACGCGGAACTCGCGCGTAAATGCACCCTGTGCTGTAAAGTTGTTAAGGTCTTGAAACTTCCAATTTTGCGATATGCTTTCGTTCTCAAATAGGTCTAAGTAATATTCACCACCAACACCCAACATAAAGTAACCACCTGCGGCAGCCGAATAGTCATCTGCCCATGTGCCGACAAAGTTGATACGTGTCTGCCCCGGCAATGGTGAATCAATAATTGGTGCGTTTTGAACCGTTTTAACCACGCTATCACCTGCTGCATTAAAAATGGTTATGACCGTGCCTATGGTAAGTGCATTAACTTCAGGACTGCTCGGTGCAACAAAGCGTGATAGCGCACCAATGCCCATAAATACAGGGTTATTGCTCAAACTATCAATGCGAGCAAGGCTGCCTGTGTTAACTATGAGTTGTACTTCTCCGTTCATGTTATGTCCAGTATTCGTTTGCGATTCTTACCTTCAAAGTTACGTTGTACAACTTGCCGTCACGTGTTTTCTTTTCTACATACGTAGTGTCATCAAGCTTCACGGGTACTTCTACCGCCTTGCCTGCATCAGTTGTGAGCCATGTCACTTGATTGCTCACCAATAGTGATCGCAAGAACTTAAACTCACCCTCACTAATGTAATCACTGGTTACGGTAAGCACCTGCTGTGCCATGTTGCGCCTTTCAACAAGCCCTCTATCATTTGCACTGAATACCCCTGTTGTACCATTGAACAACACTTTGCGGTAGTTCTTGCGTTCTATTTCGTCGGTTATCTCACTACGCTTTGTAAAGTTGAAATAGTCCCATCCACCACGACTATTAACCCACCCGAGGCGAATCTTATCATTGTGGCAATCCGATTGACCATACTTAGCCGTGTTGTAAAAAATATAGCTAATACTTTTTTGAGTTATCCCGCTAACTATTTGCACTTGATAGCATCGCCAATTTGGGAATAGTGAAGGTTTCACGGTCAAGCCCGTCCAATCATTAAGGTTGGCAGGATAAACAGGCAGCGCCTCAATGTCATAGCCATTCAATGTGATGGTTTGCGTTGACGGCGCACCCGTTGCAGAAAATATCTGTATTCTTAATGTGACTGGTGTGTTGTTGGTTAGATAGTTATCATTGCCCGGTATCGATAGTACGCCGTAATCAGATTCATACGCAGGTATCCAAATAAAGGTATTGCCAGTAGGGCCGCCAAAACTCCATGTTTGTGCCAAATACCACGAATGCGTATCTGTTTGCCTATCACTCATGGCAAGACTCGTGTTTGATGTAAGCGAATACTTAACCTTTTGCGAGCCTGTTTCTACGTTTGGCTTGTAGCCATCTATTACTTGAAAGTAGCCATTGATAGCTATCATTTGCGTACCCACTTCTTCACTGCCTTCATTCAGTGTAAGAATACCACTAACCAACCACCATTCAGTGAGCGTGAAGTCAATGGTCTTTTTGCTTAAATCATCAACCGTATCATCTGTTGAAAAGTGAAAATTGAGCGGCTCATAGTTGCGCATGTCTTCTAGCAATGGCGACAGGTCAAAGTATAACTTACCATCGGGCGCAGCAGGTAGATAAAAGTTGTACGTCTTTGCATCGATTACAACCTCAACACCATAACGGAATCCAGTCTGTGCTGTTTCCGTACTTGTCGCAATGATCATTAGCTTTTGCCCACGTACCGCCCAATTATATGGCTGGTCATTTATCGTTATTGCCATTATCTTTTATTTAGTAGTAATCTTTGTTCAACTGACTTGATATAACTTTCCATTAGCTTATCCTTGTATTCGTCCCATGTATCATCTATTGCTTCGCTGTAATAATTAATTCCTTCAATACCATTCTTGCCTATGCTCTTAGCGATTGCAAATGCAGCACTCTTGATGTTGCTTTCTGTTGATTTGATAAACTCGCCCTGCCTGTTTCGTAGCTTCAGACGCTTGATGCGTATCCAATCCTCAATAGGTTTAACAGGTGGCATCTTCGCACCGGGTGTTCTACCAAACTCAATCACATCTGCGTACTTGCCCGCCTCATCATTAGACACGGTGAAGTCAATCGTAGGCTTGTTATAACGGATTTTGAGATTGTAGTATAATGAATTGAGCAACCTGCCCGATGCAACGCGGTTCACGGTCTTGCCGCGCACCCTACGTTTGATACGCAGGTTTGATTGCGCCCGCTCAACTACGGCTAGCGCATACTCATTCAACATATCTTCAAATACATCTGCCACTATGCAAGCGTGATGTTTAATTGTGCTGCCGCAATAGTGTATGCTTCATTGTTTGAATCACCACTGCTTCCCCAGTCCAAATACGTTTGACCATCGATAAGTATTTGACCTTCGTAAATAGTCACACCATCAATATCGCACAAGGCGTATTGAAAAGCAGCCCGTGTTTCAAGGTCATCGTAGCTAATATAAAGTCGGATGCATACGGCTGTTTTTGTTTCGCCATCGCTCCAAATGTCTAAAGGTTGTATATTTCTCATAGTTGCTCAATTATAAATGATATGGATACTATTATGGCGCTTACGTTCGTGTGGCTGTTAACTAATCTGAATTGTAATTTATCCCCAGCCACCGCTGTAAAGCTATCGGTTAAATTAGTGCGAGTTGCCGCAAGACCTGAAGCTGGCACCGTAACGGATAATGAAGTAGGTAATTGATTCTGAATAACACTAATCACTAATGAACCACCCGCTCCTTGCGTATTCGAAGTGTGTACATATAAATTCTTTACCGTGCCTCCAAAAGGAATTGTAAACTCTCGGTTTGCGATATTCGTATTGAATGCAATTTGGCCTGCAGTAATTGTGGCATAAGTTGTTGTACCTGCAGGAACGGTAGCAACAAAGGAACTACCATAGGCAATCACTCCATAAGGTGTTGCGCCAAGTAATTCCGATTTTAATTGCGCCGCTGTTATTGCTGTTGCCGAATTATCAGCGTTAATCCTTAAATAACGTATTGCGTTTGGATTCGG